ATACTGAGGCGCTTGCCGTCAGTGTGATATTCCCAGAGGTAGCAGATGGTGTCAGAGCTGCTGCTGGATTACTCACGCTAAAGGAAAATGCATACTGCGGCACTGAATTAAAGGTGATGGCCGTAGCAGTCCAGTCTGCATCGGTAGCGCCGCGCACGATAGTAATCGGCGCTAGATCTGGGTGTACCAAGATCAATGTGTCAGCACTCTGGGTAAAGTTCAACCCATCAAGCATTGACGATGTAACTGATGAGATCGTTAGGTAGCTGTTGCCCGATCCATTGATGTTGGCAATGACCGCCCGATCTTTGATGACATACATACGCTGGTGGACAAAACACAGCATATAGCTGTCATCCACTGAGAACTCAAACGGTACCAGGCGCACCCCGTTGCCAGCAGACGAAGAACCCGTGTTTGGAAGCTCTGCAATGTACCGGCTTCCAGGCCTGCGCTTAATACCACCCTGTGGCTGCACAATGACATTGGTAGCCTTGGCTAGGGCATTGTTGTACTGCGCGAGATCGACACGCCCACGCAACAGAGGATCAAGCTCCCCTGTGGAGAAATTCGTTTGGAAGTCAATGAAGCGAGCCATTAGAAGCGAATAGCACTCAATGCATAGTCTTCAATCACCTGGCTCGGTTGGCCCTGGCTATCCATGCTCATGGCCTGCCTAAAGTAACCACCGCGGCCATTCTCGCCCGGCGTACCTAAAGCGACTTGCTGCCAGTATTGCGTCTTCTCAGACTGCTCTGTAATTGGGTAAGCAAGGTGCCAGGCCATCTGATACTTGAGCAACTGCACAAAGTACTGCGGCATGGCAAATTCTGGCGTTTGGTAAGGGTAGTCAATGTAGACCTCTTCCTCATTGGTCATTAACTTATCGCCAAGAATTTCCCATTCTTTCATGGGACGCTCTCTAGAGTTACTGCTTTTAAAGACTGCCCTTGGATTGCCCAAACGATCACCTGGCAATTGATATTCGTATTCCCACTCGCTAACAGGCTCGGTCACTAACCGCGATAGCCTGAGTTTTTTATAAGCAAAGCTCCAGGGGTACATCATCAGGGAAGAATCCCTAACATCTGGGTATAACCGATCCGCAGCGTTTGCCTCGTCTGTCCCGTCATTAAATGACGAAATGGGCTTTGCGCCCAAGAGAATTAGTGCGTCTGAACAGATTGAAACGCCGGTATCACCCGCTGCCATAACAACCCCTCAATGTGATAAAGGCCAGCCTCCGAGAATCCCGAAAGCTGGCCATGTCCTACAAACTGCGATTAATCGCCGTCAGTTGCAGCAAGCGTGGTGCCATCTGCGACATCCACGACACCACTCGCATTACTAAGAACTTGAGTGAGTGTGCAGACAGCGGTGCTGCCTGTGGAGGTTACGCAATAAATGAGATCGCCAACTTGCAGCGTGTCAGACAGGTTGTTGAAGTAGCCTGCCGTATTGACATCAGCAATCGCATCAGTCGTTTTGTAAGCATAGATCGAGGGAGCTTGTCCCCGCTTTGCCGCCGAAACGACTGTCCAACCAGTAGATGAAAAAGCCATTTCAGTTCTCCTTACGATTCACGGCAAGTGATTTTGACAATACCCTCGTCATCAATGGCCGAAGACCCAGCAGAGAACATCGATGCAACCAAGAAGGAAGTCTTCTCGGGAACATAGTTGATCTCGGTCTTAGGTGCAATTCCCTCGGCCATACCGATTGCATCCTTGTGGAATGCGTAGAGAGTACGGTCACTGGAACCATCGATGGGCAAGCCACCTTCAGCACGGTCACCCATGGTATGGAAGGTGAAACCAAGGAAGGTATTCACTTCACCAGACACAAGAGCCTTAACCGTATTGAAGTCTGCACTGGTTACCGAGGTCTCGCCTAAGAGCGAAGACAGGCTATCAGCGTGGATGATGATATGGCGGCCATCCATGGGGACATTGTTGGCATCAAGCAAACGCTTGGCTTCACGCAACTTAGCCACATTGAGGTTGGTGTCAGTACCACCAATGTCGTTAGACACGGTCAATGAGGTGCTGGAAGCAGAAAGAGCGTCAAGGATAATCTGGTCTTGACGGCGGCCAATGGCCTTAGAAACAACCTGAACAAGCTCACGGCGCTCGTCAAAGTTGACCTTCTGCTGCATAAAGATGTCCGAATACTCAGCGGCAATGTAGTCAGCCAGGGTTACAGTGATCTGGCCATAGGTAACATTGAGCGGAGCAACATCGGTCTGGGGGACGCGAACTTGTGCGACACCTTTGCCGATCTTAGGAAATTTATAGGTAGAACCTTCAACGCCAGAACGAACCCGAACAGCGCCGCGGAGCATGGCTTCAGCTTGGTAGGCCTGCTTAACCTCGGCATCGAACAGGGTCACAAAGGCTGTGCTTAGATTGATAGCCATTTGTAATGCCTTTCAAAAAGTTGATAGAGATAAACTTTTCGCATTCGGTTAGCCGGTCACCCGGGCCTAGAGCTTGCAGTAGGTTGCCAGCCGGTGGGCTACCACCATGTCAGGGTTCAGATAGGATATCTGAATTAGCCTTGCCCCGATTATAGGACAAGACTATTTAAAAATGCAAGACAAAAAATACCCGGCACTAGGCCGGGTAAACCCCTGGGTAGGGGGGAGGAGAAATTATTCTTTGTAACGCTGGTAAAACTTTCTCTCAACCTTGGCTCGATAGACCGGGTCAGTGTAAAACTGCTCATTGATCATGGCTCGCAGCTCGTCATCTGACTCGCCACCCTCCACGGGCTGGGATTCAATTGGCATCTTGCCCTCATAAGTCGAGCGCAGCTTCATCAGCATATTGAGACCCTTGGCCGTGCCACCAGCAACTTTAAACTCCTCAAAATCCTCTGGGGAGAATATGCCCTTATTGACCATTCCCCTGGCCCAATTGACCATGGAATTGATCTTGGCACTGGCATTTGGCCCTAGGTATTTCATCTCTTCTTCGATACTTGGCCCTTGGGGTGCCAGCTCGCCTGCTACTGACTGCACCTTTTGAATCAAGTCATCAAAGGCCATCTGGCTAATGCCATGCTCTTTAGCCCAGTCTAGAACGGTTGGGGCCAAAGGATCATCGTTAAAGTTGGCACCAAAGACTGCGGTGTCGTAATTACCATCAGGCGGTGCCTTGTGCTTGCCCTGGCTGACGATCTTCCTCATGTCAGTCCAAGACTTGGCAATAGCCTCTAGGTCTGGTTCGTTTTCATCTTTGCGCCAGAAGTTTTCAGGCCACCAGTCTGGGCGCTCCAGTGGCTCATCCTCGGGTATTGACTCTGCTGATCGGTGTTCAATTGTTTCTGGTTCAGAACTCGCTTGAGCCTCCTCGGGTGCTGCTGTATCGAGTAGGCCAGCGGGTTCGCTAGGCTCGACTTGTTGCTCTTCGCTCATAAGTTCCTCGCTCTTTTGATCCGCGCTTCTAAGTCTCGGATCACGCTGTTCTGGCCTTCACGGTAGAACGCAAAATCCGAGCTGCTTCCCGGCACGGCAACGGGTTGCTCCAGCAGATTCTCTTGCCACCAGGCCATTAACCTCTGGCCCTCCTCGGTAGCGAATACCCTGAGAATCAGTTTGTTTATATCGTCATTCTTGCTATGGGGTTTCCCCTCCCCGGTCATTTCTTCTATTTCATCCCATCCTGGCATTCATTACCCCATAGGTTGTTGCGGCGCAACTGCCGCTTCTTGGTTTGCTGCGACTGCTTCTTGCTGGCCAGCCATGGACATCATGGCCTGGTCTTGCATCATCAACTGGCGCTGCTGCTCGATAATAAACGCCCTCTCCACAGCAGTTGTCCGAACAGATGCAGGCACCCCGAGCTTGTCACCAATAAAGTCAATGACATCACCAGTCTTCAGAGCAAGCTGCCCTTCATTGCCCATGGCTGCAGTGATCTGCATAAACTGCATGATTGAATTAATCTCTTCCATGTTTTGAGCCATGGCCAACGGCGCAACAGGCGCAACCTTAACCTCAAGGCCATTGACACGCAGGGGCATATCGATCAGGCCACGCTCATCCATAACCTGTAGAATTCTGCCCACCAGCGGCACCATGGTCTCGTTGATAAGGCGGCCAAAGGCTGAGCCCAGGTTCTGAGCTAGCTCTTTCATGCGCTCCACCACCTCGGTGGCTGACCTGGCGCTCATGTTGTCAGGGGGCAAAGACTCATCAAGTAAGACGCGCTTAATGTTTTGGCGCAGATCGTTAATGACAATTTGGCTGACATTGAAATCACCCGAGCGGGGCAATGGGCGCAGACTCTCGCCCTGGGGGCCACCGTTTCTGGCCACGGGGATAATCGCACCCGGCAAGATCTTCACGGTCTGTGGGTTCAGCACCCCGTCATCGGCTGCGGTATAGACCCCGGCAACA